CAATTGTCGGATGGCTTTGTCTCCATCGTCTGTGATGGCGACAAGAGATTTAGCAGTCTCTCGGTCAAATTCGGCTGTTGCTTGAACGCTATCTCCGCTGGCAACGGGGGTATCTGTGGGGGCGTGTACGGGGCAGACGGGGGCTTTGACAGGAAGCCGCAACTTGAGAGCGCCAGAGTCAATGTCAGCATTGCGCTTTTGTTGAGCAAGTTTTGCATCTTGATTTGCCTTTTGAAGTTTGTTAGATTGAGTCTGAATAGTGGTTATAAGGGCTTTTTCCTTCTCCCTAGCTTGAGCATTCAGGGCGGCAATCTCAAGTTGCTGACGAGTAACCTCATCATTAGACCCCTTGAGATAACCACCACCAAACGAGCCAACTACCGCCATCAGGATGCCTAAAAGCACCCAAGGATTAAATAAACTCATGGTGCTGGTGGGTCATTGTCGGTTGCTTCAGCCTTGGCACTCGCATTAGCGATCGCCTTAACGCCTGAACGACCAGCTACACCACCCAAAACACCAGTGATAAACACCATGATGGTGCTAATCTGTTGGGTGTACACCTTATCTATTGCAGCCATTGAGCCATTCATGGGTTGCGTCACAAAAGAAACTGAGTACAGGAACATACCCATAGAAGCCAGCAGAATGGTCACCAAGACCACGATAACGAATGCCCAAACCCTGACTTCAATCTCGTCAGCAGTCAGGCGATTATTAGGTTTGTATCCAATGGTAGGCATCACTTTTTCTCCTCGGGTTTAACTAACATATCGGGGCAAGTACCAGCGGCGGTACAGATTGGGGGTTTACATTCAGCACTAGACCAATTCAATGGGTCTTGGCAAGGGTAGCGGTAGCGATCATCACAGCCAGCTAACAGTACCAATAGGATAGATAAGCCCCAAATACAGTAAATATTCATTTCTCTTTCTCTCTTTCCTTTTGTTCAACTTGTCTTCTGAGTTTCTCGACCTTCTCTACTTGCTGTTTGGCTTCATGCTTGGCTTGCAGTACATCTATGTACATCATGCCCAAAATTGGTAGCAACAATATGACAAGTACACAAGCGGCAATCCATCCCACTACGCTCTCCCAATCTTGCTTACCAGACCTATTAGCATCCATAGGTATAGGAGGAACAGGAAAGCTACCAACAGGTATGCTTGTTTTTCTGCTAGAAGACGCTCCCTTTCCTTTCGTAGCCATGATTCTGCATCTCTTTTCTTTCTAGCCTTCTCTTGCTCTCCAGCAATGATGTCTCTCATGCTGAACACCTCAGAATACAAAGCACCCATCTCAGGTGGTGATTGGTAGACCATGCACTCTCGTATCTGAACTACCAACCTTTCCATCTCTTGTTGCGCCAAAACCCTGTTTAGGGCTTCTTCCATCAAGTTAACATCATCAGAGAAAACAACAGTCCTAGCCTTCTCCTCTGAATCCCTAATGTGCGCTTCTAACTGCTCCTGTAGCTTGAAAAACTCAGTCAGGTTTTTAACTATCTCAGCTTTGACTTGAGTTTCGTCAACAGCAACAAAATCAGATTTTTTAGGCTTTCCAACAGGCTTTGCAACTTGAGGTTTAGGCTTATTGCCAAAGAATCCAAGAAGCGTACCCCAGATTCCTTTAACCTCTTTGCCAATGGCAACAACTTCATTAGCAGTGTTCCTGATTTCAACAAAAGACTCTTTAGCTTGCTTGTAAAGATCACAGCCAGCTTGGATATTTTTAACCAAGCCAGCCGCAAGAAGACAAATACTGATTGGGTCAATTTCAGTCTCCTAAGATGCCTGTGGCAGTTCCAAGAGCAGCAGCACCAGATAACATACCTGTAGGTTTCTTTCTTGCCCTGCGATTTAACTCATCTAGCACCGCTCTTTGCTCAATAGGGTCTGTGGTAAACAAACGCTTTTGCAATGCTTCTGATGTTTCACCGCTAATGCCTCTTGATCTGGCTAACGCATTCTTCAGCAATCCCAATGCTGTGCCAGTTAAGTCACCAGTTGAAAGGCTTTGCGTGATGCCGCCCAAAGCACCAGCTTCTTCTTGTGTAGCCAAACGCTCACCAGTTTTAGACCCGCCAAGTACAGCTTTAGCGGTCTTGCTTTGTTCAGTTAAACCCTTAACGTACTGAGAGAATTCGTTATATGCCTTTTGGTCATCAAAGGCATAACGAACCATCAGTTTCTGATTGTCAGACTTAAAGACTTGGCGAGAGAAATCACCGCCTTTGAAGTTGCCAACACGCTTGTTAATGTCTGCCATCATGCCAAGTCTGAATGCTTCCTTCTCATCAGAATTCATAGCCTTAATCTTTGCGCCAGCTTCCTTTGGGTCAATCTGTTGATACTTCTGACCCATCTCAAATGAACTCTTAATGCGTGAGGCATCAGCAAATTCAGCATTAGCCTTTGCATAATCATTATTCAATAATTTGATCTTGTCATTGAACTCATTTTTTACCTTGAGTACATCACGCCCATAACCAGTTACCTTGCCAGTTACAGCATCAGTTTCCTTCTCTACGACACGATCTAAACCCATCTTGATCTGGTGAAGTATGTCTGTAGGTACTGATTGAGCATTACGAATGGCATCTAATTCAGGCAATGTTTGACCATAAACAGATGCACGTTTTTGTGCTTCTTCATAAGCCTTAACAAAGACGGGTCTATCTACATAAGTTCTGAATGGCTGTGCATCAATGGCAAGGCTGTAAGCCTTTGGATATGCAGCACTTGCTTTACTTGCTTGGTTCTCAGCCAGTGCAGTCAAATACTCATAGCCATTAACATTCTTAGCCAATCCAGCCTTGTCAACCAACCCCTGAACAATGTCATTTGGTTGGTCAATCATTCTTCCTTCAAGGAACTTCTCTGTAGCGCCCTTATTTTTAGATTGCACAATGTATGCGTTATAGGCTAAGTCATTCAGGTTCTTACCCAAGTCAGCAATAACGGGATTGGGTACACCAATGCGGCGTAATTCTTCTAATGCCGCTTGTGCTTCTTGAGGAGATAAATTGTCCTTATCCAAGTAGTTGGCAAGCATCTTTGATGATGCTGTAGCTTGATCTCCAATGCCTGAAGCATTAAGAACATTCCTTATTACTGAGCCAGCTTTATCAATAACGATTGGAACAGTACCACCCAAAACACCACCAAAAATACCACCCATAACAGTATCAGAAACAGCATCTTTCTCAGAATATCCATACCCTGATAAAGCACCAGTAGCAGCACCAACAGCAGTACCACGACCAGCCTGACCCATTAATGATGTTCCTGTAACCAATGCCTGAGTCTCAGGGGCTAACTTTGCAACTTGACGGGCTGCACCAAAAGGTAAGGCAAAACCACCAGCTAACTCCAATGGAGTCTTAACCAGTGGCATATCCTCACCAAACTGCTTTTGTTGCGCCCGTAATTGATTGCGTTGACGCTCATAGTCAGCACCACTAATAGAACCTGTACGCAATGCGGCTTCAAGTTCATCCAAAGTGCCAAAGGTTAAACCTTGACCAAACGCCCTTGCTGACTCAGCAACAGGTGAATATTGGGTGTTTTCTTGAAATACTGAAGTTCGAGTTTCACCTTCAGCTAAAGGTAATTTTGTGTAGTCAGTCATTATGGCTTCACCCTTCTAGTCCCTTTGGGGTCAACAAAAATAGTTCCTGATGGATACTTTGGATTCTTCAGAAGTGCGTCAACATCTCGTTGCGTAAATGTCTGTGGTTCAAATCTCAATGTTTCAATTGGAACTTCAGGCAATCTAGCGCCAGCATTAACCCTACGTCTTTCAATTGATTTTTGTGCATCAGACACTTTTCTAGCGTTAAGTTCAGCTAGTGTATTGATTGCTTTAGCGGCATCAACTTCAGATTCAGCGCCTTGCAATTCTTTGATTGATCGTTGTGCATCACCCTCAGTTTGAGTACCTTTATTCAGGCGTAAAGACTCATTGACAAGACGGGTCTTGAATCTCTCAAAATCATTTCTAGCTACAACATCAGGGTCATTTGAACCCAATGCACTCCTAGCCGCAATAGATGCACGATCTTTCAAGCCAAACTTAATATTTCCAGCCTTGATGCTGTTTACATAGTCATAAGCCTCAATAGCTAGATTTCTAGCCGCACTAGCATTGCCATAGTCAGCTTCTTCATCTTTAGCCAAGTCTGGTCTAAGAGGTTTATTGGCTTTTTCTTCTTGTTTTCTTACAACCTCATCCTGCTTCATTTGACGATTAAATGCAGCATTTTGTTGTGCAAGAGCATTATTAGATTGTGCGATTGCAAGATATGCCTGAGAAGTTTGAAGACCTTGTTGTTTATAGCTATCCATCAGTGCCTGATTAGATTTAATCTGAGCCTGATTTTGTTCAAATTGCTGAACTCTTTGAGTCATGTCAGTCAATTCTTTTACCTTGGCATCAACCTTCTCAGGGTCAATCATTCCCTTAGTCAAGCTGTTTGAATATTGAGTCGCAAGAGTTTGAACATTTTTAGGAATGGTTGGGTCTTGAGTAAATATCTTGAATGGGTCATCTTCAACAGCACCAGCCGCACCCAACTGACGCAAAGCAGGAAGAATTTTAGCTTGCTCAGATATAGCCGCACGACCTTGAGGGAATGAAAGCAGTTGAGCCTTGACTTGTTCATTGATAGTGCCATCAGGGTTCTTGAGTTGACCAACCAACTCATTAGCCATGTTGGTAAGACCTTGATTTTGCATACCTAACCCACGCTGAGTAAGGTAGTCAGTTCTCTTGAAACCTTCCATCTCTTGCTGTTGCGCCTGTTCCTTAACCTTCATCATCTGATTGCGTAACAGGAAAGCAGCTTCTTGATCTCCACCTTGCAATGCAGCTTGAATGGCTTGAGCATAGGTGTCAGGGTTGCTAGGGTCAATCATCCCAATTAATTGCTGACGTTGTGAAATCTTTTTCAGCATAGGGTCTTCACCACCCAATGCGCCGCCAATAGCATTGCCTAACTGTTGACCAGCACGAAAAGTCCCGTAACTAGCACGAGCCATAGGGTCAAGATTGGCAAACTGAATAGCTTGAGCCTCTTGTGCTTGCTGTTGAGCAAGTTGATACTGTTCAGGAGTAGTAAATAAACCGAGAATTTCTGATGCCATGATTATTCCTTAGTAGTATCCATAACTCATTCTGTCCATATCTGCCGCACTCATTGGATTACCAAATGGATTTGCAGATTGTGGAAGTGCGCCCTCAATATTTCTGTTCATTGTGTAATTGTTGTAAATGTTCTCAAAGCCAGTCTTTAGGTATGGACTATTAGCCATACCTTGCAATAAATTAGCTGTAGAACTGTATCCTTGACCACCTTGTTGAGTTCTAGCCGCCGCCAATCCACCAGTTAATAATGTTTGACCAACATTAGCACCAGCTTGTGCTGATCTACCAGCCAAATCGGAACTAAGTCTTAAAGGCTGTTGACCAAGTTCCTCAATAGTCTGACCAGCACCCAAATAAGCCGTAAATGGACTCAATGCGCCAACTTGACCAGCTTGATACTGACCTAACATTCCTGCACCAGTACCAAATAATCCAGCACCAAAAGCAACATTCTGTTGACCCGCTTGCTGTGCATTTGCCGCTAACTGAGCATCCTGTTGGGCAATAGCGTTATAGTAGGCTTCCATCTCAGGAGTAGTAGCACCCAATCCAGCCGCACCACTTGGTCTAGCACTTGTAGCGCCTACAGACAATCCACCACGACCTTGTTGGAACAACTGATTCTGCAACTGAGCCATCTGACGCTCACGGCTAGGGGCAAGCAAATCCTGTTGCCTCATCATGTATTGAGCCGCAACATCTTCAGGACTCTGAGCAAGGTATTGTTGACCTAAGTTAAACAATCCTCCAGCCGCAGTCTGCAAAGGAGCATATTGTTGTCCAGCTTGCTCTGCTTGAGTTAAAGCCCCACCAGTAAGACCCATCAAACGATCTTGATAAGCCTTTAACTCAGGACTAACTGTATATCCAGCCTTCTTTAAATACCCATTTTTATCAAATTGAAAGTTTGATTTGCCATAACGTGTAGTAATACCAACAGGGCGAAACTTTTGCGCTTCAATCGCCATTTTTGTCGTATCACGCATTGCCGCCGCAGAAGTGTTAGCCGCCGACTCTGTAGCAGACGCTTGTTCTTGCGCCCCCGCATATCCTAATATTGCATTAATAGGCATATCAATCCCCTTTAATTAAAATCTCATCCACTTTAGATGGGTCTTTTTCGTCTGTGGCATGAATACAAAACCAAACACAATCAGTTATGGCTTTTACACCATGCGTAACACCAGCCTCAATCTCAATGCAAGCAGGAGCAGAAACAATATCAATCTCAGTACCACGCAATACAGCAACCTTGCCATGAGCCAAAATAGACAAATGACTGAAGTTGTGCGTATGCTTCATGATTGCCATTCCTGCCGTGAAGAATGACTCTTTGGCATACAACCCATCACTGAAATGATGAGTAATGCGAAATTGTGGGTCTTGCATCATCATGCTGTGCGCTTCCACATATAAACAGTGATATAAGGTTGATAGTTAGCGTTAGTACCACTAGAACCAGTAGATGCGTTAGTAGTTGCAACAGTAATACCTGTTGTTTTTGTAGTTGAAGTATTACTGAGTGAGGAGCCACCAAGTTGATCACCGCCCGGTGTACTTCCACCGGGCGTAACAGTTACAACAGTAGAGTGGTTGTGTCCGGGGTCTGTAACAGTAGATGTTGCTGTGTGGGTATGGCTTACAGTAATTGCATCTGCACTACCACCAGTTTCTTCAGCGGTGTCAAATAGGGCATTGCCAGAATTAAATCCAACCATTACACGACCAGCCGCAAATGCTGTCCATGTTCCAAAACCTAACAATGTCGCAGGATTAGTGCTAACACTTGAGTTTGTGTAAATTGTTCCAACAGGATATAAGAGTTGCAACGCCGCTTGAACAAATGCAGTTGTTGCTAACTTGGTACTGCTATCTGTTGCTGTTTGTGTTACTCCAGTTGTTCCCGTTGGCATACTAGGAGTGCCAGTAAATGTTGGACTTGCCAAATCAGCTTTAGTTGCAATGGCAGTGGCAATGTTATTGAACTCAGTGTCAATCTCAGTGCCTTTGACAATCTTTAAAGCATTACCAGAAGATAAGGAATCTTTGGTTGCAAAGTTCGTTGATTTTGTGTAGTCTGACATAGTTACTCCTTTAACTCATTTTGCCATTCTTGGCTTGAATTTCAATCTTCTGAATAGACAATGCTAAACCATTTATGTCTGTTTCATATCCTGTTTGAACAACCTTACCGCTTCCTGATGCCGAAACAGTTAAAGTCTGCAATGCAATACCATCAGAATACTGTGCAATTACAGTGGCATTAGCACCATACTCAGCAACTCCATAATAAGACTCACCCTGAGTTGGAATCGTGGCGTTGTCAGACAAATAGTTTGTTTTGAAG